AAATCCATGTAGAACTGCAAAGCGTTCGGAGGCACAATCGCCTCTACCTTCTCCCGAAGCCACTCTGCTGTGTGGAATTCCTCGTTCATCAGAATTTACCGAACAGTCCTTTCCCCATCTCCAAGAAGTATTCGTCCCTGTGCTGGTCAATCGCCTTGGACAAGAAGAAGCGTGGACCCATCTTGTAGGTCCCGTACTCCACGTAAGCTGCATACGATGCATCGAACCTGACTTCAGCCGTCTTGCCTGTCGCAATGGATACTGTACTTCCCGAGTTGCGAAGTTCACCTGTCACATATGGAGCATTTCTCTTCGCTGTTGTAAGGATCTTGTCTGCAGTTCGTTTAGGGACGGACCTGCTATTAGCCTCCACGAAGGCTATAAGAGCAGGAATGCGATTCATAACCACAATGAATCCTCCGCCACCTCTAGCCATTAGACGAGTGACTCCGGCCTGACAACAATCAAAAGATCTGAACGGTAGTGCAGCCTAGTTGGCTCAGGCCCAGCCTCACGTCCATGTGAAGACCAGATTGACGCTGCTGCGCTACCATTCTTTCTACAGATTGTCACGTGTTTAGTGTTCCACAGAGATGAGCCAAAGATTGCGAGATCACCGACAAAGAAGAAATCACGATCCAGGGGCACATTTCTCTTCTTGTTGTGAGACAGCAAGGTTCCAGTGTAACCGTATCCGTTGTAACCCATACCATTGGGGTCACGCACCGGGAACACTGTGTACCTGTCTGCCCAGAAAAGTGCAGACGTCACGTACCCAGAACAATCAGCTGACCACTCCTGTCCAGGTGACATGCCAAGATGAGTCATCGGACGATTCTGTGAGTAGTGGATGCGGCCACGTGTGTTCTCACACCTCTCACAGTACCTACGGATGAGATCTCGTGCAATCTTCTTTTCAGTCGGACTCAGCATCATCGTCCTCTTCCTGACCTGGTGCGTCTTCTATCTCTGTGGGAGTGACCTTGGTAGGCACCATCTCTGTGCCTTCTTTGGCCTCCTGGTCGTCCCCTTCATCTCTTGGTGCCTCTGTAAGGATTGGCATTTTCTCTCCTTTAGATGTGATGCTCACCCAACGAGGTTGCAATCAGCATTCTCTCAACCTCGTGTGTCTCAGGCGCCATCACTGCTGTCACCCGCATGTGCTCATTACCCTTTGACCAGATAATGAGATGATCACCTACACGCACATCAGTACCTGAAGGCACGTACACGATGAACGAGGTAGCAGCCCTCTCCGCACTAAACATCTGGATTGTCTGCTCGTGACCAGCACCTGTCTCTACAGTGCAGGAGATCGAGTCGTGCACCATTGCCTCTGTTCCACCTGAACCACCGTAGGGATCATCTACAGTTGTCGTCCTGTAGATGTCACACCTGTCAGGCATCCATACAACTGCCTCTTCTTGGAGGAGACCTAGTTCCTCAGCAGTCAGCGACATAAGAAGAGTTCCAGTTGTTAGGAATGTCCTCAAGCCTGCTACCTGACTCAGACGCGAGCCTGATAGCACTGAGTTGTGCTTTACCCATAAACTTGCGGTGGAGTTCCATGCAGTGCTCGTAGAACATGTTTCGGGAGAACATCTTTCCACCTGCCATGAACAGGTAGCGGTTAGCAAGTCGGGTGGACTTGATCAACCACGCTTGAGCTACAGCGTAATTGGCATCATACGTGTCTTCCCAGCCTACTGTATCTGGCCGCACACCATTGATATCCAGGCGTCTCGACATATCAAGGATCACCTGGATATCAGCCTCACCCAGGACAGGCTCAGTGTTCAGATCACCGAACGTACTGAGCCTGGCCCGGGTGGAAGCTTCGTTCATGATTCTGGTGCTGACTTCTTCGACTTCTTCACACTGGAGTCAGCTGCATGAGGCTGTTCTGGTTTCTCTGCTGCCTGACCACCTGCTGCAGGATTCATGAACTGCTTGTTTGCCTCTGCCTGATGTGCAGCGAGCTCCTCAGGATCGAGGTCCTTGTCGCCACCAAGCGATGCTCCATCACTTGGAACGTAACCGAGTGCCTCCTCGATGTCTTTCTTCGCCTGTACCTGACTCTGTCCTAGGTCTTCTACCTTTTCGGGCATCTAGTTCTCCTGACCTTTGATCCGTCCCCGACTCGTCAGTGGTGCCCAGAACTTCTTTGTCCGAGCAGCACGTGACGGGTCCGGAGTGAGTTTCGCCTGCAGTTGACGCTGGAACTCCTCACGACGTTCCTCCGCCGCAAGGTGTTCCAGCGCCTTCTGCTCTTCTTCCGTCAGTGCCATCGTTACCCGAGGTGCATGGACCTCGTGAGACGGTGCACTGCTTCTGTGCGCTTCGACAGATCTGCCTGAGCAGACGTAGATACGAGAGCACAACCTGCAGCAAGGAACCCGTATGCATCAGCCGTCGTGTCGTCAAGCGCGAGCACTGTCGTCTTACGAGCGACAGCAACCTGTGCATTGACGGTGACGTTTGCTGCTGTCGGGTTTGCAATTGCAACGTTGACTACAGCCATTAAGCCACCTTCCTTTGTTGAGCTTCCTCAATGAAAGCAAGGCATTCTTCTGCCTTACCCTGCCTTCTCTGACCAAACTGAAACATCAGAAGTTTCAACACTCGACATACAGTTTCTCTTGAACCTGTGTGCCATGTGTAGCAAGGCTTGCAAAGTTCTCCATTCTTCTTAGGATACCTTTTATCGGCGTAGATCTCTCCACAACCAACAATGCTTTGAAACCTCTGAAGAACATCTTGGTCAGTGGAAGACACTCGCAAGGCTTGTGAAGGCCACGGATACTTAAGGGTGCCTCGGTAGAGGTAAATTGTACCTTCACCCCCAAACAGGCCTGCTGCCCAAGCGATGTCTTCCTTAGATGGCACTAGGGAGCTCTCAACACTGCGAACGGATACCTATTGGCCTCCGTCAGCTGCTCATAGTTGATGGGGTTCGGGACCTGCCACGCATACCTGGCGACCACACGCAGAGCAACCATGTCCTGCTGGGCCAGGTTGTAGACAATTGCACCAACGTTGTCCTGGATGACTGCTTCTGTCAGGATCTTGTAGGTGATGTCTTGCCGAACTGCGAGGATCCCCTGGGTCCAGTCACCGGCGAACATTTCCGCCGAACCGACACCCGAAGGCCACAGGCCGGGCATTGCGTAGATCAGAGGCGAACCCTCGATGGACGAGTTGCTCACGTCGAGGAGCTTCTGACCTGTCGTGTCACGGGCAGAACGGAGACGCGCCTTGTACGTCGTCCGTGTCACAAACCCGTTAGGATCAAACCCATCCGCCTCAAGGAGGCCCATGAGCTGGTTGAGGTCTTCTGCAATGCCACCCTGAGCAGCAGTCGCAGTACCTCGGTTGTACGTGTTACCAGCAGCGCTTGCTGCCGTTGCGATGTCTACGGGCCAAGAAGCCGGCTTGTTCGTCCCGAAGAAGATTGCAGCGTCAAGTGCGCGCCCAATTGCTTCCTCCAGACGAGGCCGAATCTCTCCCCAGACGTCGAACCCTGCATCGTCCAGAACCGCTTCCGGAATCGGGACGATGGCAGCGATCTCTTCCGCGAAGAGGAACTTGTTACCCCATGCCATCTCAGTCGTCTGCTTCAGACCTGTGTCGCCGTTGACAAAGTATGCCGTCGGCAGCGCTGCAAGAACAGGCATCCGCTGCTGATTGGTGGACATTGTCACACGACGGAACAAGCGGAGAGCAGCAGACTGGTCAACCACGTTCTCGATGATCTCACGCGACACGTCCTCAGGGATGAGGGCGGTAACGTTAGATCGAGCGATCAGGTTGTTATAAGCCATCTGTTGCCTCTCTGTTCCGGGTTACCGCCCTGCGGCTGCTCGCAGCATGGCGTTCATATCACCTGATGCAGTTTCACGATCTCCGCCGGCACCTCCGTCACCTCCACCAGGAACCTTGCCAAGGAGAAATGGCTTCTCCTTCACCAGGGTGCGGAGTGACTCTTCAAGTTCACGCTCATCGTCAGGATCAGAGATCTGTTCCCAGTCGAGAAGACGGGCAGCGTCAGCGCGTGCTTCACGCACGATGCCAACGCGAGATGCGAGTACTTCCACCCGCAACTTCCTGACCGCTTCTCTTTCTGACTTCAGGTCCTGCTCGGCCTTCACTGCTCGATCACGCTCCTTCTGGAGGTCCGTCTTGTCCTCATCCTCACGAGACTGCAGCGCATCCTGAGCTTTGCGGAGTTCCCTACGGTACTTCGCAGCCTCACGATTCACCTTCGCAAGTTCGGATCGTGGAACTAGATCATCTTGGCTACCTGAGCCTGTGTCGCCCCCCGGGGGCGTATCCTCGCCCTGACCATCATCGTCAGGATCCGGATCGTCTCCGCCGCCTGAACCACCTGGGTCATCTGTGCGGTAGAGAAAGAGTTGCCTCTTCTTCATGGTACGTGCTCTCCTTCCTGCTTGTCAACTACAAAGCACTTGCATTAACTGGGTGTAGTAGAATGATCACCCCTTTTCCGACTGTCTGGATAAGATCTGGATTTTGGTCCATCTTCTTCACTTTGGTGTCGTAGAGAAGTGCGCGACCCGTAAGGCCTGTGCAGTCACTTGGAGTCAACTTGACTTGACACCTGCCTGTGCCAGGATCTACATCCACAATTCCACCACCACCTCTGGTCACAGCAATAGCAGCATCAACGTCAGAGTCACTACGTGTGTACTTCGCTGTAAACCACACCTCATCACCAGTATCAAGATCCGTGTTGAGGTCAATCTCGTAGACGTTACTTTCGCCGACGACGAGTTCCAGAGTTGTTGTCAAAAGAGTCATTCTACCTTCCTGATTGTAGAAGTGAGCCTCTCAGCACTCAATGTTCCAGAAGAGAGTGGGGCTGCTGTGGTGCCTGTTGTCCCCTCGATTTCGTAAATAACCGCTGTAACTGGGACCCAAGGTGTACCTACAGACACAACAGAAATATCTGTCACTAGTACAACACCATCTGAGCCTGCCACACTCGCGATCAGGAGTACGAGATCTGTACCTGCACCAACCTCGATGACCTCAATGAATACAGTGCCAGGTACGACAACATCATCCCCTGTACCTGTATCTGAGAGTGGCATTGAAACAGATACAATTGCTGTGTCACTACCCACCCCTGCGTCTACTCCTGCGCGTGCCTCAACAGCTCCCACAAACGCTGCATCTACTCCCACTCCTGCATCTATTACTGCAGCAACAGCAACAAGTGCCGCGACGTCTTGAGTGCTAACAGGCGAGTCAACAAGGGTGTAGGTTGCGACATGGACTACGTCTTCCTGTGTCAGAGCGCCTGCGTCAACGAGAGACTGCGCAACATGTAGTGCTGCTGCGTCATCGCCTGTGCCTACATCGTCGTCTGTGACCTGAGCACCGGCAACTGTGACAACTGCTATATCTGTGCCTGCGGCAGTGTCTGTGAGCGAGTACTGTGCAGTGAGTACTGATACATCTGCACCAGTTCCCTCATCAGTACCAGTGAGAACATCCTCAGAGACAAGTGCTGCAACATCAGTACCAGTCGCGCTGTCTTCTGCCAATGCAAGTGCTACTAGCTGAACATCATCTGCCCCAGTACCTTCTTCTGTAACTGCATACGACTGTGAGACAACAGAGGTATCCGCTCCTACACCAGATTCCACAACCGCGTAAGCTTGCGCGAGGGTGGATGTGTCGTCCCCTGCCCCTGTATCAGTTACAGTGTGTGCTTGGTCGATAGAAGATGTCTCTGCCCCAGAGCCTGTGTCTGTAAGTGGGTAGTTAAAGAATGAGGAAGAAACATCATCGCCCAGACCAGCCTCAACAACAGAGAAAGAAATACCTACAGAAGAAACATCTGCCCCTGTTCCTGTATCTGTAGCAGAAGCACTAGCAACAAGAGATGAATTGTCAGTACCTGCACCTGTATCTGTTGGTGCATAAACACTCATGAGTGTTAGTGTCTCTGTCCCCACCCCAGTATCTGTGACTGGATAGTTACGGAACACAGAGGATACATCGTTACCTGTACCTGCCTCAACAAGTGCGTACTGAGCTGCTAGCCCTACGTTGTCAGTACCTGTACCTGTATCCACTAGCGCACGTGCTAGAGCTGAAACTACATCAGCACCTACGCCTGCCTCTGTGCGGGGCAATGCCACTGTCTCAGAAGATGCATCTGTGCCTGCCCCTGAATCAGTTGCGGATATAGGTGTTGTAGAAACTCCTTCTGGTATCTCTAGTGAGACCTCAGCAACCTCAAAGACAATTGCACCGCCACCAGCCGCATAACCCCAAATCCTGATTTCAAGATCTGAGTAATCTGTAATATCCTCTGCGTCTATCTCTGCAATTGCCAACTCATAGTTAGCAAGAGATGTCGTAAGTGCAGATGACTCGAGGTCCCCAGACCTATTTGTTGCCCCCTCATAAAGAGCTACACGCATCTTCCCTGCACCTGAAGTGACACGGGCACGTATCTTAATCTTGTGCCCAGTTCGTACATCAGGCGTGTTACCTGAGGCAAGGGAGAGACGAGCAACAGCCGTCGAGGTTGGAGTCGGTACGGGGTGGATGACAATCGTCTGTGCCCGCCAGGCACCAGTGGCAATAGTGAATGTTCCAGGATCAGAGGTAGCGGTCGTAGAGGCGAGATGGGCTGTGGCGACCATGCCTGCGAGGTTTGAGCCAGCGGTGCCGCATGCCTTCTGGCGTAGCGACCCGAAGCCTGCAGGTGCAGCAGAGACCCAGGTGTCGTCGTCAGCTTCCTCACCAGCACGCCCGAAGCAAGCGATGGTGAGGATGTCTTTCGACCCGCCCGTGACTGACACAGATGGCGGGTTGGGGGTCGTGGAAGAACCTGTAGCCGTGGTGCCGACCTGTGGTGCTTGTGTGGCAAACGCTGCCTGCCCCGAAACCTCGTACACGATCCAGGCACCCCTCGTAGCCGAGGATAGGGTGAACGTAGTAGTGGCGCCCTCGGTGCCGTCGCACTCCTTGACCGCGATGTAGAGGCCAAGGACGATGGCCTCGTCCAGTAGCTCGTTCCACCCGGTCAAGGCGTTGACGGTGGGAGTCGTTCCGGCGGACCCCTTGCTCATGACCGCCACAAACATGTTCCCGGCGGTCCCTGCAGGCAGGTTGACGACGTGCGAGGTACTCGCCGTCGAGATAGCGGTCTCTGTGGGAGTGCCGACTACTGCGGGAGAAGCCATCAGTCAGGTCTCCGTGCGTGTGCCGACTACTGCGGGAGAAGCCATCAGTCAGGTCTCCGTGCGTG